CGGTTTTGAAGTAACAATGTATGTATGCAATAAGTAATTCATACTAATTCATGGGGGACTTACATCCCCCTGAATAACACCTTCATTTTATTATTAGACCGCTTTACCCAATCATAATCAAATCTAACCCTAACAATACCTTTCCTTCCTCTTACTCCACCTAAAGGAACAGCATTGCTAGGCAAATACTTTAGATTTTCTTGTGGAACATATCGATAAATAAATTTACCAGGGGATGTCATCTTCACCCTCTAAAGCCGGAGCTGGTGCTTGTTTAGGAGCAGCATCACCTTGTCTAACTTTGTAAGGTATATCAATAGAACCTCCTTGATATTTAGTACCTTTCTTACTTTCATTAACCCACAGAGATACATCTAACTCTAATACATCATACTTCTTTAGGTCAGCTAATATTTCATTAGATAGCGTAATAGTGCCTGTATATTGTGGTTTGTTATTGCTAGTATCATCTTGTTTAAAGATTGCGATACTGTTTGGATATTGTGGATTTTGTGCCATATATTATTCCTTATTTAATTCTCTTAATGTTTTAACGACTTCATCTACCTCTAATAAAAAGGTAGACACTTCTTCTTCAAGCATTTCTATATACTCATTATCACGTTCTACTTCGATAAACATGAGTTGTAGTTTAGGCTCAAAGTTTGGATTGTAAGAAACGAAGTTAGCATACTCTGCGCCTGTGCAAGCAATCTGCCACTGCACCTGGCTTATATATCGACTAGGCAACTTACGTTCTAACAAATTAGTTGTATGGGTGGTTTCGATTGGACATTTAATCTCAAGCACACCATTGTCAGGTAATAATCCATCAGGACTAGCACCTGCCATTTTAATTGTAGGGTGGTCTATAAAGCCGACCTGTTCTACTTTTATATCACGAACAATCTCGTATATTTCACGAGCTGTATCTTCTCTATCAATACCATCTTGCATAGCTTGGTTGATATAGGTATCTGTTTTCTGATTAGTTAATCGTTCTGTAGCTAACTGCATCTTGTAATTTCTACGAACAGCAGCTTCCCCTGATTTTATTTTGGCAAGCACGTCAGATACTTTACTTGCAGTAACCTTACCTAAACGTGCTTTAAACCATTCGTCTGTGCGTTGTTCCATTAGAATGGGTCTCCACCTTGTTGTTTAATAGCATTGGCTACTTCTTCTACACTAGCCACTGATGTATCTATACCAATACCTAAAATGCCTAATGCACGACCAACTGCTGATGTTTCTGCATTTTCAATATAACTTGTTTTATTTATAAATGAACTTCCTTCTTTTTCATACGCATGACCAGTTGCTACAATTTGACCATCAACTACAACAACTGCTTTAAATACAACTACGCCATCTTGATGAGTTAATATTTCAGTCATAATAGAGCCATTAGGATACATTTCTCTAAATCCTCTAATTCGCTCATGAACTTCTACATACTCTTTATTACTTTTGCCAATTTTTATGCTATTCAGCTTAGGTGTAACAGTTTTAACTTTATTTTCTTTCATCTGTTGTTCTTCCTCTTGTTGTAATTCTGCTAGAGCTGCGTCATTGTCTGCACGCAAATCATCTGTTATGTCTTGAATTGTATTAATTAGATTATCCATGTGACTAATACTCCTGCAAATATAAGTAAGAAAAATATTACAGTATCTAATTTATCCTTACGTTTGTTTTCTTTGATATGTTCTGACCAGTGATTAAATTCTCTCATAGTTATACTCCTAATAAATAATCAATGTATGATTCTGCATCTTCATGCTTCTTAAATGACTCTTGATACAGATTGTTTTCAAAGACCATATAAACATCTTCATCCTGGTCATGTTCTATTTTATATTCTGCACGAGGCTGTGATTCTAAATAACCATCGTAATCTGTCAACCAACTATCGTAACTTCTAAACATACTTCTCTCCTTAAATATTATTTACTCTATCATATGTATCAGACCAGAATTTTTCTAATTCTTCTGGTGTTGTAACACCAACTCTAGTCCAATATTGTATATCCTCATTTGCTTGATTTGCAAAAGACACTTTTTTATTAGTTCTTTTAATATAAGCTAAAAGTTCTTTTTGTTTCTGTGTTAATGTTGCCATACTTCTCTCCTTAATTAATTACTACAATATCTATTGTATACATAAAAAATATTAAGTCAAGCATATTGACATAAATATTTTAATAAATTATAGTGTTGCATAAGGAGGTCAATTATGACATTTAATGAAGCAATAAAATTATTTAAGAATAGACGTGAAATGGCTGAAGCACTAGGCGTTACACGCCAAGCTATTAGTTTATATAGTAAGAAACCAGAGAAAGATTTACCTAACTATAGAGTATTACAAATTGAACACTACATTAGCAATAAACAGATTTAGTCACATTGTGATTGATAAAGAGGGATTTTCATTGCGTAAGTTTTGTAGTTATCAAGATGCAAAATGGTTTGTAAGAGACAAGCCTGAATATATGGTAAAGAAAATTAAGATTAACTTAGATGATTTTGAGGAGTGTAAATTTTGAGAATCAGAAATTGGAGTAAATTTCAACCGCCTATGAAAGATAGAAATGTTATATGGATAAAAATATATAGACAGATACTAGAAGATTATGAGTGGCATAATTTGTCTTCAGACAGTAAAGCAACATTATTAGAGCTGCTATTATTAGCATCTGAAAACAATGGGCAACTACCTGAAGTCCACAAGATAGCCTTTAGATTAAGGAAGACAGAGGATTTCATTAACAAGCAAATCAGTCTGTTATCACATTGGTTACAAGATGATAACAACTTGATAACAACTTGTGAACAAGATGTTTCCCTAGAGAAGAGTAGAGAAAGAGAAGAGAAGACATATGTTCGTTTTGATGAGTTTTGGAATTCATTACTACCTAAACGTAGAGTCAATAGAAAAGGTTGTATAGAAAAATGGAAAAGTCATAACCTAGATACTGAAGCTGATAATATACTGTCATGGTTAAAACAAATGAATATGACTAAGGAATGGAAAGAAGGATTTAATCCATCGCCTGAAGTCATTATTAATCAACGTAGGTGGGAAGATGGTGTTACTAAACCTACAACAAGAGGGAGAGTATTATGAGTGAGATGACAGCAGGTGAAGTATTAGAGCAGTTGATTGTCACTAAAGAACAAGTCGATGAAGCAACAGGTAAGATTATTCCTCAAGACTTTAAGATTAAATCAGCACAAGGTTATTACGACCAATTACAAAAGTATTACGCATCAGAAAAAGGTGCAGGCTATAGTTTACCCTGGGCAAAGACTGATGGACATTTTGCAGTCAGGCTAGGTGAGCTAACGATATTGCAAGGTGTATCTGGTCATGGTAAGTCAATGATGTTATCTCAAGTATTTCTTTACTTGATGCACTACACTAAAGTCTTGATAGCATCTATGGAAATGAAGCCGGTATTAACACTAGATAGAATGATTACCCAAAAGCTAGGTAGCAATCAACCCACACAAAATTACATCAGACAATTCTGTAAAGACTATAACGACAAACTATTTATTTACGACCAACAAGGTGTCACAACTGAAGATGATATGTTTGCGACATTGTTGTATGGAAAAGAAATACTAGGTGTTAATGTATTTTGTATCGACTCATTAATGAAGATAGGAAACATTAATGAAGACGATTACAACAGCCAAAAAAAGTTTGTAGATAAATTAGCTGCATATTGTAGAGACATTAACATCCATGTCTTTTTAGTTTGCCATACTCGTAAGATGTCAGACGAATATCAAAGACCAGATGCAACGAACATTTTAGGTAGTAGCCATATCAGAAACCTTGCTGACAATATTCTTTTGTGTTGGCGCAATCGTGAGATAGAAGATTTAAAGTTTTCTGGTAACTTACCACCTGAGAGAGAGAACGAACCAACTGCTTATTTGAGTGTACAGAAACAACGTAACCATACATTTGAAGGAACATTTGGTTTGTGGTTTGAAGAAAAATCATTAACTTATAAGGAGAGACCATGAATTTAAATGACGTAGTAGAAAAATTAATCAAAGAGTTTAATGCAGACACATATCGCATTAAGGATAAAAACGGAACAGTAATTAAATTTGTTAAGAATGGTACGGAGGTGAAGTATGAAAATAAAAAAAACACTACATGTGACTGATAAAGGTAACTACTTACAAACCGCCATTGCTGTGGTTTCATCTTTAGATGAAGGGGTGTATGATATGATAATTATGGATAAAGATTACGCAAGAAGCCATGACCAAAATAGCTTGTTATGGGGTGTTATCTATAAAGGCATATCAGATACAACCGGATATACGATAGATGAAGTGCATGACATATGTCGCATGAAATGGCTGACTGAAGACGATGGTGAATTAAAGTCAACCGCAGGATTAACCAAGACTGAGTTTAATGAGTACATCGATAAGATTATTAACTGGTCTAAATCATTGGGAATAGGTTTTGAAAAAGAGCGAGAAAGAATATCTACAACGTCTCCATGATTTTGGATGTGTTGTATGTCGAAAGCACCTAGGAGTTTACACCGAGCCTGCAATGCACCATATACGTCATGGAATGGGAATAGGGATGAGAAATTCTAATGACATGGTACTCCCATTATGTGGAGCGCATCACCAAACAGGAGGGTATAAAGTTGCCCTCCATGCAGGTCAAAAAGCATGGGAAGAAAATTTTGGTACAGAAATGGAACTTCTAGAATGGTTAAAGGAGAACCTTTAATGTTTGAATATGTGCTTGTAGTTTATTGGACAATGCAGACACCAGAATACATAGGTAACTTTAAAA